CAACCGCGAAGTCATCAGAACCATCTATAAGACCGCTGAAGCTGGTTCTCACCGACGGCACGAACCATCTGGAGGGGAACATAGGGGCAGTAGAAGAGACCAGCGTCATAGGGGCTGGAACCCTTGTAACCGACAACATAGTACTGGTTAGCAGCACTGTTGGCAGAGAAGGGATCGATATAGACTCTGTACTTACCGTTGATAGTACCAGCGAAGGTATTACCAGTGTCGTCAACCTGCAGGTTGGCGTTCAGAGCGGGGGTGTAATCGAGTACACCAGCCATGGTCAGAGCAGAGGCGACATCAGCGGAGGTCATGATGATGTTGCCCTTTCCTCTACGAGTTCTTTGGGCGATTCTGTTAGCATCTCTCTCGATGTTGAACAGCAGACCCTTGAACTTCTCAACAGACCAACGACCGTTGGAGTCAACATCCAGGTCGAAGAATCCTTGGTTAGCAACATTGACCTGAGAACCAGCTTCAGCGGTCTTATAGATGGTTCTGATGACTTCGCGGTTGATCTCAGCCAGGATCTCGCTGGACAGGATGTTAGCGAGTTCGGCTTCAGCGTTCAGACCGTGGATAGCACGGAGGTCCTGAGCCAGCTCCATGCTGTACTCAGCTTTCAGAGCACGAGACTTAGCGGTAACGGTGACCTTCTCGATCGAGAATGCCATCTCGTTGAAGTTGGTGCCGTTGCCGTCACCCAGAGCTTCAGAGTCGCCAGTTGCGAAACCTTGACCAACGCTGTACTGAGCTTGAACAGCATCAGAAGCGGTGCCTTCCAGGATACCAGGGTTGGTGCCACGCTGAGTAGCGGTAGAACCGAAACCAACAGCCAGACCGTCATCGGTAGCAGCGGTGTAGTCACCTTGGGTAGCAGTGCCACCAGCGACATTGGCAGAGAAGGCAGAATCGGGCTCGTCGAAGAAGGCTTCGGTGCCAGACTGGTTGGTGTAGCGGGAGCGCATTGCGAAGATCAGTCCAGTAGGACCGTTCATCGGTTGAACACCAGCGAGTTCATAAGCAACCAGATTCGGCATAGAGCGACGAATCAGGGAGATCAGAACGGGGTCGAAACCAGCGGTAGGACCAGCAGCAGCAGAACCAGAACCGAAAGCACCAGAAGCACCAGCAGCGTTACCAGAGTTGGTGGGGGCTTCGGTCAGCATGCCATTGCCATTCTCAAAAGCATGCTGCTCACGCAGGAAACGCTCTTGGTTCTCAAGCAGGATAGCGGTGGTAGCACGACGGTGAGAATCCCTAATCGGATCTACACCCTCGGCATCGAGAAGGGGAGACCACTTCTCAATTAATTGTTGTGCGTTGTACATTGTTTTGGGAAATTGTGTTAAATTTGGGACTTGTTTACTTCATTCCAAGGGCTTTCAAATACTGAGCCATCGAAGCAGATGCTTCAACGCCAGTTTCTGAGGTTACGCCCTCAGACAGTGTTTCCACTTTATTAGAAGACTGCTTTTGCTCGCTGGGGAAATAAGATTCTCTCAGCGTAACCAGCTTCTCACGATAAGACTCTTCACCCTCAAACTCAACACCCTCAGACAGAGCGTACAGTTTCTCTCTTTGTGTTACAGCAAGTCCTTCGGTTACTTCGCGGAAAATTCCATCAGCTGTAGTTTCACCGAGTCTCTTGTTGAGAGAGATGTTAGCTTCAATCTGTTCGTTAAGTCTGGTTTCCATTTCATCAAGTTTGGAGACCATGCTCTCCAGGACATCATATTTATCTTCAGGGATAGAAACATAATGATCTTCAAAAAGACCTCTCATTCCTTGCAGGAAGGATTCGGTCATCTCGGTCTTCAGACCGTGCTCAACCTCGATCTTGTTCTCGGAGAGCCACTCAGTAGATACATACTCAAGGTATGCATCAACACGCTCTACGAGTTCCGACTTAACGGACTCAAGATGCTCGGTCAGTGTTGCTTCGTACTCAGCAGCCATTGCTTCTTGTACTTCAGTTACCTTAGCGGTAACTACAGCTTCGAAGATGGTGCGAGCTTTTTCTTGGAATTCTTCGGAGAGTTCTTCGCCGCCAAACAGAGCAGCAAGATCTTCTTCGATGTCAACCGTAGAGGTTTCTTGCTCTTCCTCGGCAACGACTTCCTGCTCGTCCTCAAGTTCTACTTGATCGCCAGCAGAAAGAGATTGCATAGGCTCAGCAGCTTTAGCGCCACGAGTTACGACATCTCTAACGGTTTTGACTTTGGGTTCTGCGAGTTTCGCGGAATTGTCGTCGGGCTTATAGTTCTCGGGGGTAGGACCACCGAGATCTTGTACAGCCGCCAGACCAGTTCCAGGATCAGCTAACTTAGGCATACCTTCGCCAGCTTTCGCACCCCTTGTTACAGGATTTTCCATTTCTTGTAATTCCTTAGCGGACATTAGTGAACTCTCCGATTAAATCGTTGATATAAACTATATTTATTTATAAATTAGAGACTTGATAAGAACTTATTAAACAGAGCAAGTTTCTTCTCTTGAAGCATTCTTTGGTCTACAAGAGTGTTAATTTGCTTGTAAGTTTTCTCTACGAGTCTTTCGCGGACAATTCCGCCTTCCATAACCCACTCTTTTCCTTCCATAATTCCTTCAACGAAGGCATCAGGTGCAGAAGGATCTGCTACAATATCAGCAGCAGTAGCAAGCATGAAATCGTCGGAGACAATTTTAATGCCCTCATTATTCATGGACAAAGTGCCAAGACCACGGGAAGAAACACCCAACTTGACTCCCTCATCAATCAGACTCTGGGCAATTTTGCCCATAGGAGTATTGAGGAGTTTTGCCTTACCAATGTAGTTTGTTCCCTCTTCTCTGAGAGAAACAATCTTATGGGAGACTCTATCTAAGTTAAGTGTAGGTCCATCGGGGTGACCAAGCTCACCAAGAGCACGACCCTTATTTACAAAACTTTCGTTGTAACGACCTACTTCTCTACGAAGAGTTTCCATCGGGTACATACGACCATTGCGGTTCTTAATGTCCCCTTGCAGGAATACTCCTTCGATGTACATAGACTTCTTACCATCGCGTTCTTCGATGATAAGTTCTACCTGTTCGATTTCTTCCGTGATCAGTTTCATTTGATTAACCTGTGAATCCTACTTTGGCTACTTTAAGTGCTCCTCCAACACCATAGATAAGGTCAGAGGCTTTCTTCTCGATCAATTCAGATGTATTGTTGAGCATGGTGATAGAACCAATGCCTGTAAAGGAAGAATCCTGCACATGAAGAACAACGGTACTACCAGAGTCATTCAGAACTCTGACAACAGTAGCGTTGCCTACGGAAGTACTATTACCAATACCAGCTGCCAGCGGAGTTTCCGCAGCAAGAATTAAAGTTCTCGACATTATTCTCCCTCAGGTGAATCTTGTGTATCAAAAAGACTTGCTGCGGCATCAGGACGCAATGCGTCTACTTTTGTAGCAGCTCTTGTATAAAGAAGGTCTTTAATTTGATCGCTGATATCAACTGCAGACGAATCCGTCGCAATCATATTAATTAGTTCTTCCATTGATATAAATCAGAGGTATAAACTTATTTATCAGATCTCCCCTTCTGATCCCTTTGGTTCCTTAGGAGCTTGCGCTGGAGCAGGTGCGGGTTGTTGCTGTTGTGCATTGGGATCTTGACCTTGCATCATAGGATCCGCAGCAGACATTGCTTCCATTTCAAGCATTTGTTGATTAGGATCGGGGATAACTCCTCTTGCAATTTCGTCCTCAATTTGCGCATCAATTTCAACAATTTCTTGATCTCTTTGACGCAGAACTTGGCGTCTTACATACTCAGTAGAGTAGTAACGACCAACATAAGGTTCGACTTGCATCAGGAGAGCTAAGCGACCCTCCATCAGTTCCTTATCTTTCAGTTCTGCAAAGTGATTATCATATAAGAAGTCGAACTGAATATGCTCAGACATTACTTCCCAATCCTGGGGAGTAACAATATTCTTAAGAAGAAGTTGTGTCTTAAGCATATCCAAGAACATTGCACCGAAACGCTTACGCAAACGACCAACAAACTTACTAAATTTGAGTTCGTCGCGTAAGATTTCAGAAGATCTGCCTAGGTTGAATCCATCGCCAGAACCAGCGATTCTGGATTCGGGCACTGCTAGCGATCTATAGAGTTTCTTCTGGAAATATTCAATATCCGAAAGTTCTCCGAGGTTTTGCCCGCCAGGGAGGGTGGAAATTTCTGTACCGCGCCCTCCCTCGCGGCGAGGAAGCCAGAAGTCTTCCAACATACTCATCATCTTTTTGTCGTCACGAATCTCACCGCTGTTGGAATCATAGACCAACTTATTACGGTAACGCATCATGACTTCACGAAGGTATTGTTCCGCTTTTACCTTCGGAAGATTGCCCACATCAATATAGAAAATACGACGCTCAGGTGCGCGAGACAATCTGTAAATTACCAGAGAGTCCTCAATCATACGAAGTTGATTGAGTGCCTTAATTGCTTTATGCAGATAAGAAAGACCTGTACCCTTATTTCTATCTACAAGTCCAGAGGTGCAATAAGTGATCGAATCTTTGGCGATCTTTACACCCTTCATTGCCGCACCTGCTCCAGGTGCATTCATGTTTGTAGGATATTGAGGTTTCGGAGTATACAAGAAATATTCTTCGATTTCAGGGAAATATACTCTCTGCTCCTCGTGAACATTCCTGTTATTAAACAAGTCCGATCTATCATCTTTCTTCTTTTCTTTGCGGATGTACCGCATTTTGAGAGGATCAATATATCTCAGTTCTTGCAATCCTGCTGTAGGATTCTGGATATCAATTACTTTGTTGTAGTAAAGTTTACCATCAACATACCAATTCCTAAAAATTTCATGTGACTTTGTATCAAAGTCAAGAAGATCTTTAATATGCTTGAACTCTTTACGGATGATGTTCTTAATACCATCACTAGCATTAAGGTTTTCCAGATCGATTTCCACAGGAGAATCATTCTGGTCCGAAACAATTGCTTCGTTGACAACATCTTCTATGGCATTATCCACTTCTGGGTGGAGCGCCATCTCCCTGTATTTTCTAATTAGTTCATGCTCTGTTTTGTAGATACCTTCAATATCTACAACTTGACTAGAAAATCCACCCTGAATATAATAGTCAACCCCATCCTCACCAGTTGTGGGGATGGGGGAAACTACACCCTTAGGGTTCTTTTCATTATCTTCAATAGAAAATCCGAAGAGTTTCGACATTTTGAATAGGGTGTCTTTGATATCAAAGACTATTTATCAAGCGACATCTCCACCGTTTCCAGCAGCTTCCCACCACTGAACTTGGAGAGTTACGGTGAACTCTTCGATTGCATCTGCAGAATCGTAAGAAAGATCCAGTGCAGAAATGTTTGTGGGGAATACGCTGTAGAACTTGTAGGTTCTCAGGATGGGAAGATTAGCGTCAGACTCTTGAGAGTTGGGAGCAACAGCAGATCTGCCAAGTTGATAAACATAGGCGTCTCTTGTATAATCTTCGGGGTTGGTGTTACCACCACCATCGGATACCTTAACAATCGAGTTCATCCATCTTTCGAAAGAAGAACGAATTGCAAAGTCGGTATCGTTGATAACTGTGATGGTCCACTCATCGAATGTTCTGTCACCAGCGATCTTCAGGGTACGACCTCTGAAGGGAACACTGATCGGAGCAATGTTCGATGCGGGAAGTGCAGCTGCCTTGACAAGAAATCTTGCCTTAGCGTCAATATCATTAACGCTAGCATCTACTACACCGTCGGGGAAAGCAAGAACAACTTCGAAAAGATTAGGTCTTGCAATACCGCCAGACAGTCTCGACTTAAACTTGTCGATTGTCCTGTCTGCGGTCTTTGGGGGATTTTGTGAATTGATAGCCATTAGTTTTTACCTCGTTGAGTTTATTATAAGGCGATCAAACTCGACCAATAACTTCTTCAAAGCTGACACCCGTGCGGGTGGCAACGAAGGTCAGACCGATGAAGTTGATCGATCTGTTCGGTTTGATGTAGATGTCAGCAACGAATTCATTGTTATCAATGACCGCAGCAGTGTTGTTTGTTTCATCACAAACAACGATGAAGTCTGTAACACCTCTCTTCGATTGAACATCGCGGAGGAAAGGTTCTACGATGTTGATGAAGTTCAGTCTTGTGATTTCATCATTGAATTCAAACAGTTGATCTCTAGCGGCAGCAGCGACTGCTTTTTCGAGATAGATGAAGAGACGGCGAACATTGATTCTATCGAATGCAGATGCTTTGCCGAGAGCAGTCTTATCACCGAAGAGAATAATACCAGCACCAGGAGAGAAGATGACGGGGTTGACTCTTGCAGAGTACAGTCTGTCTCTCTCAGTTTGAGAGGGGTTATATGCCAGTTTAACGGCATTCAGGATTGCACCTCTATTAGTTCCACCAGGAGAGAACCAGGGGAAGTTGTTGATATCGTTTCTAGCACAAACACCAGCGATGTCTCCGTTCAGGGGAACATAGCGGAAGTTTCTGCTGAAGCGATCATACATGTACTTATAACCACTATCAAAGATGGCATAAGAAGAAGAAGTGATCGATGAGTAGAACGCAGTTACGGCAGAGGTAACGGTGTCAGAACTCAGTGTCAGATCTTCGCCATCTCCAGAGGTTGCGAGGAACGCGCCTCTCCAGGGAGAGATGCAAGCAACACAATCCTTTCTGAGTTCAGCAATAGAAATCAGTTTGTTTGCAAGTGCTTGAGTAGCTTCTCTGCCATGAGCACCAGATCCCATGATCAGGAAGTCCAGTTCATATGCATCTTTGTTGGAAAGCAGATCGTACCCAGTGGAAAGATCTCCAACACTAACTTTCAGAGCATCTGCAGTCTCGATGCTTGTCTTGCCGCCGTAATCTTTACCACCAGCAAGAGATGCCTGATAGTTACCAATAGCAGCGAAAGAAACATCTTCTGCTTCTTGATCCCATGCAACATCAGACTTAGGATTGAAAGATCCATCTAGGTCTACTGTTACTACTCCAGAAGGAGCTCCACCACCAAATACATACTCACTGGCAACTTCCAGAAGTTTTCTCCAGTAAGATGCTGTACCTGTAGAGAGGATTGCATCCTTTGCTTTGGATCCTGCAACGAACTTCTCAAGGAGAGTTCCAGCGTTTCCAGTAATCTTACCAGTGTCGTCAAGCAGAGCGATATGAACTTCATCGTTCTTAGCGTTTCTTGCTGCAGCGTAGGAAGAAGTTCCAGGTCTATCTGCAAGAGAATTCCAAGCGAGTGTATCGCCATTGTTCAGGGTGATGGTTTGTTGATCAAACCAGTCCTTTGAACCAGAGTAATCTACTTCGCCATCATATGCCTGAGCAGCGACATAGCGAGGATCAAGTGCAGTGATACCAGCGCCAGTGAGAGCAGTCAGGAAGTCAGAAGTTGCGAAACTAGAACCGTAGGAAACAGTGCTTGCTACCCAACCGAGTTGACCAGCACCTACGCCAGACTGAACATGGACTTTAAACGATCCACTGTTCTGGAATTGATAAACACCACCAGGAGTGTACTCAACGGCAGTTTCTGTACCAGCAGCACTTACATGCGAGACCAGTTTGACAGAGACTTGACCATTTCCTACTTCGGTGATTACTCCTTTCAGGTAACCATCGAGCAGAGAAGTGGCACCAACACCAGCAACAACTGTTCCAGAAGGAACTACTTGAGTAACACCAAGACCAACCGTCAGGTTGAGATCGCTAATTCCGTTTTCGTATCCAGCAACAGCGGCAAGACCGCCGTTAGCGGTAGAAGAAAAACCGAGAATGGCAGAGGTATCAATGCCAGTGATGATCTGGTCGGCTCGACCATCAATCATCGCCAGTTTGATTCCGTTAGACCATGTTCCAGGGTTCTTACCAGCAACGACTACGCCAGAGATTGTATTCTCGCCGTATCCTTTGTTTACATAGTCATCATCACTCTTGATGGTGACGCTGCTTGCAGAACCAACGAAACCGTTCTTGAGTCCAGATTCGTTAGATCTTACTACGCGGAGTACACCGCCATAAGCAAGATAAGAAGAGGCAGTAAGCCAATATTCGTAGTGATTGTTGTCCTTATAAGGAGCGCCGAAGGTCTCAAGCAGATCCGCTTCGGTTTCGATAAGGGTGGGTTTCTCGACTGGTCCTTTAGCGAAGGGGGCAACTAGACCACCCGCTTTGGTAGATGTGGGATCCACTCTACCTTGGGTCAGGTCAACTTCCCTTACGACAATTCCAGGAGATGCTAAATTGAGCGGCATCTTTAACTCCCAATAGAATCCAATTTGTCTACAAGTATTTAGAGTTTATGCCTTTTTCAGTGGGGAAACAGTCCATGAACACTACCAGTCTGGATACTCCCACTTACCAAATACTGCATTAGTCATTCTACTTACAACTACTCTCTTTTTTGTACACTCTTTGCACTCATAAGAGTATGCTGATGGAATATCTCCCCTATCTTTATGCGCTCTGTAGAAGTCGTTCATGAGGTCCTTAGTCACGCCACATGTCCTACACTTTCTCTCCTTCATGAAGAGGTGACTAAACTCAAACTCCTCTTCAAAATCCATTAGTTATATTCCCACATGTATGACATGTCTCCATAAGTAGAAGACATTTCCTTATCTACGGTCCACCTATCTCCACCTTCCATAAATGAGTCTTCATCGAGACCATCACTGATAAATCCAAAGGGTGCCATATCCTGTTCAATCTGTTCCTTCTGTTCCTCATAGATTCTCTTACGGACATCATTGTCCGTCATCTCTCTAAAGTAATCTTGAGCAACTAACCAAGCAAAGATGACAAGGCACATTGCCAAGTCATCATGACATCCATCTTCTGCTTCCCACGACTGTTTCTTCTGAACAAAAGTCGTTAACTCAGCAATAATGTCATAGTCAGAGGTTATTAGTTTATCTTCTTCGATCAAAGCTTTAAGGTTGGAGCATCCAGTCTTCTTAACTGCCTGTGTCATTCTGACACCCATCTGAGTTTTCTTACCAGAGAATCCAGAACCAACCAACTGACCTGCCCTACCTCTCATAGAACACATCAGCATATTTTCATACTCTAAATCGTATTGTAAAATTGTTGCAACTTGTTCTCCAATATCATTAACTTCGACTAATACATAAGCATGATTGTATGCTTGTGCCATTTCCAAAATAATGCTTGGGAACAGCATCGGTTTGATTTCATTATTCTTGTATCTTGCTACAGTTTTGTATGGAAACTCTGAGATATCAAAGATTACAAAGGCACTGTAGTCATGGTCAATCCCTCTGGCAGTATCAACCGTAATAATATAATTTCTTTCTTTCTTTGGTTCTTCATATACAACGAGACCCTTTCCGTTGTTTTGTATTGGATCTTCAAAGACAAGATTTCTTAATTTAGATACACTGATAAGAGTGTCAACAGATCCAAGGAATTCGCACTCGAACTCGACCTTAAACTGCTGCTCTGAAGTGTTCTTAATGGTCTGCTCTTTCCATGCTGCATCTCTACCAGGGACTTCAGACCAGTGAACTTCTGTTGGTGTATATTCGTTCTTCCCTCTTTGAGCATCATGCCAATATCTGTAAAAATGGTTCATACCGTGAGGGGTAGAAACCATGATTACTTTTGTTGTTTTACCAGAAGTAATAGTAGGATAAACAGAACTAAAGAATTGCTCTGCAATATGGTTTGGAACGAACGCAAACTCATCGAGGAAGATGATGTTAAACGACATACCTCGGACAGCAGACGCAGATGTAGAAGCTGCCAATATCTTACTGCCATTCTCTAACTCGATAGAACCTTTATTCCAGGATATAATACCCTGTTGCATCCATTTTGGCAAGTTTTCATATGCAGTTGCTAACCTTCCTAACAATTCTCTAGCAGTTGCTGCTTTGTTAGCAAGAATGCCTACATTGACACTATCATTAAAGACGATATAATGCAACAAGAACGCTACACAGGTGGTAGACTTACCAGTCTGTCGCGGCATCTTGCAGATATTAAATCTTTTTTCGTGGAAATTCCTGATTAATTTCTCTTGGAAATCATACATGTTGAATCCAACAAGACCTTCGTCCAGAGAAACGATCTTTACATAGTTTCTGGCGAAGTATACTGGATCCGATTTACATGTCAAATACTCCTGAACATCTTCTGGTGAAAATTCAATCGGAGTATTTGCTTTCTTTAGATTCGGATTACCAAGATAAATGTCTTCAGGCATAATTTACTTTTTCTTACCACCGTTCTTAGCTTTCTTCGCAGTCGCGTTCCCTTGATTCTGCTTCGATTGCGATTGACCCTTCTTGCCCTTGTTTGCGGACTTGGCCATCTTCTTGTAGTTCCTTAAAGGATAGTCTTAATATATATACGACACAATACAGTGTAAACGCCAGTCCACAGCATAAAAGAATAATAACTGACCAAACTGGTTCCTGTGTCATTTGTGACTCCTAGTAAAAGGTTCCCAATGTTCCCACTTAAATTTATGAACTGCCCAAATTCCCATGATGGGAACAAAGATTAAAATATAGCACAAGAATCCTAAGATGAAAGGATTGTTTAGTGCCAAAGCTGCCAAGTGTCCCATAGTTCTCTAAAGTATCTATCTGTATGATTTAGACAGTCTATTGGTGCTTTCTGTTCTGTATGTGCCCAATCATAGCAAAAGTCAATCATATTTGATGAAACATGATTGACTCCAAATATTCTTGAAAATGCTGATGCTGCAAAATGAAACCGCTGCCTAATGCGCGGTTCCATTACCCTTATAGTCGTCGGATTCATAGTAGTTACCTTTCTTTGAACCGAAGTATATTGTAGCAATCACAAAAGGGATTGCCACGATTGCAAGTGCTTTTCCTAACAGATGTTCCATTATTGGTCTATCCCAAGTTCCTTTAAGTAATCGATCCACCATTGGGGATCTTTGTTCCTTTTCCACTGTGGAACCTCCATTTCTTTTTCGGAGTAGTATTCAAACAAAGCGTCATCGATAATCTGTTTTACTTCCATACTCCTCATCCTCTTCGTCAACATCTGCATATGCATCTGCCACATAGGGTCCGTGTGGTCGTTTTGATTCTTCTCTGACATAGGTTCTTTCAGACTCTATTCCCAAAAACCATACCGATAATTTCATTACTATGTAGATGATAGCAAGTGGAGCAAAGCAAAGAAGTAACTTAAATGTCATCTTCATCCTCCCAGTATCCGTCGAATGGTTCTTCTAGTAGTTCTCTATGCTTTATAAATCTCATTGCTTGACGCAGAAGTTCTTCATCTCTATCAGTAAAGACAATCTCTTCTTCGTTCATTTGTCCTTAAGTAACTCTTCTACTCTACGCCTGGTATTCTCAGACTTTTTACTCTCACGCTCACAATGTTTGTAACCGTATTTTCCATGAAAAATAAAGTGACCTTGCACAATCATAGTTATACCAAAAAGAAATAATGTTAAGATTCCTATCAAATCTACAATGTTATGTTTAGCCATGGGAACAATGGTGGAATAACGCCAACTAGTCTTAAAAGTCCCTCAGCAAATAAAGCAAGAACCACCCAACCAACGCACATGCTAATGATAGAAGCATTACGGTTGTGTCGTCGTATTGCTGCATCGATCATCTCCTGCACTTCTTCTTTAGTTACTGGCTCCATCTTCTCTGTAAAAATCTTCCATTCTTTTTTTGTCTGCTGGGAAGTCTTTGTCAATAACTTCTAGACGCTTTGCCCAGGTGTCTCCGCCATCTTGTCCCTTCTTGGGATTGACACATTGGAAACTTCCTAGTTTGTTGCAAACAAGACCTGCAAGGTCTAATTCATTTCCGAGTTTTCCTGTACCAGACCAATAGTGTTGTCCATTAATCCAGGTTGCTCCACACTTAGGACACTCAACTCTGGTCATACTTAAGTCAGAATATTCTTTTTCTGAATCGTATTCTGGTCTATCAGTCATTCTTGTACTCCTTGAGGAACTTTTCAAAATTGGTTGTATCTTTGATCAGTTGCCTCTTGAGTTTCCTTTCCATCCACTTCATCTGAACACGGATGAGTGCATAACGAACCTGTAAGTCCGCATATGCAAAAAGTCGCATTGTTTCTTCTAATCCCGCATATGCTACGAGAATGAGAAAGAATACGACTACGAAATAGGCACCGTACATATGCGAGTATCAACCTGATACCATTATAATGATATTTAGAAATCTGTCTGTAACTTTAGGATACCAATGTCTTGAAAAAAGTATAAAGTTATGCTAAATAAAAAGTTTTCTTAATACCTTAATAAAGTTTTAATTATCTCTGTTCAATCCAGTTAAGTACCGCAAGTGCTGCTTTGTTGGTATTGGGAGAAGCACAGGCAAGAGTATAGATATCACTGATTGTACCAATACCAGATCTTCCAAGTTGCAATGTCGCTTTACTATCAATATCCACTAAAGAGGCACCGCCAGCAATCGTAAATCCAGAAAGAAGTGTTGTTCCTCCAGTGAGTGCAGTTGCTGTAGTATCATATTGGACAAAAGAGTTTGGATCTGGATGATCTGTCCAACTCGCACCAGTCAAAGTTGCATTCTCAAAAAGTCTCCAATATACATTTGTATTATCATTCGTTGCTGTTTGTAGAGATCTCAGTAACATCACTGCCTGAAGTGCAGATGTCTTAAGACGCAAACTGATTACTGGATAGAAGGTGTTTGCGTTAGTCAAAGTTGTCCCTGTAATGGGATTTGAGATACTCAACAAAGTACCAAGTTTTTCTGGTTCACCTTCTTGGATCAGAGAGTTAGAACCTTGATAGAGATAATGAGTTCCAGCAACACCAGTTATATTTTCAATCTCACAACGAATTGGAAGAAATGGAGTAGAACACCAAACTCTATCATTGACATTTGAGTTCTCAAATTCATGGCTAACAATAGTCTCATTTTTCATTAACCAATTAAATGTTACACCACCTGCACCATACCATTCATAGTTAATGGAAATCATCTGCTGTTTTGTAGCATCAGCAGTTACACCAGTATATCCATTACCATCAAACTTTTCACCATTCCAGTTTTCTCTGGTTACTCTTGTTTCTGTAGTGATACCAGATGCACTGCTGCGAATTACATAAGAATATGTGCCACCATCATCCTCAAAGAAAGCACCATTAGTCTCATTAAACAATCCAAATCTTCTGCGAATACCGACTTGTGGTGCCTCTAGACGAATTGCAAATGCAAGAGTTGCTGGTCTACCAGGAATGTATCTCATTACATTCTTCGTCTGCCTGACAACCTTACTACCAGCAGTAGATCCAACTTCCATAACCACATTACTAGCATTAACATTGTGAGTTGCAGTTCCAACTCCAACTATACTCTCATCCCATACATCAGTCTCCTTACCATACTGGAAAGTATTGAAGAAAACTGTTTGGAAAGGAGCAACCTTTAGTCTGTTATTGTCAGAAAACTGAGGTCTCCAGTCTGTCTGGTTTCCCCAATGGTCGGCAATATTGAATACCTCAAAAAGAGTTCTTTCTTGGTTTAGAAAGTCCTGTGTGTTCTTATTCCACTGAGCCATTAATCACTCCAACCTAGTCTTTCTGGACGATA